AGCGATTGTCGTGATCGCCAACGACGGGCAACTGTTAAAGGCCGAAGAGAGTCCGTACATGATGAAGGATCGTCCGGTGCTGTCGTACCAGGACGATACGGTGCCGAACCGTTTGCCCGGACGGGGGACGGTGGAGAAGGCGTACAACATGCAGAAGGCGATTGACGCAGAAGTGCGCTCGCATCTGGATGGACTAGCGCTGACGTCAGCCCCGATGATGGCGATGGACGCCACACGTCTGCCGCGTGGCGCGAAGTTTGAGGTCAGACCTGGCAAGGCGATTCTAACGAACGGCAACCCGAACGAGATTCTGTTCCCGTTCAAGTTTGGCCAAAGCTCTGGCGACAACTTGGCTACAGCCCAGCGCTTTGAGACGATGCTGTTGCAGGCAACCGGCACGTTGGACAGCCAAGGCATGGTCAGTCAAGTCTCGCGTGACGGGGGCAATGCCGGCATGTCGATGGCAGTCGCCTCGATCATTAAGAAGTACAAGCGCACGCTGGTGAACTTCCAAGAAGATTTCTTGATGCCGTTCATCAAGAAAGCAGCGTTTAGGTACATGCAGTTTGACCCCGAGCGTTATCCATCGGTGGATATGAACTTCATCCCGACGGCGACCTTGGGCATCATCGCGCGCGAGTACGAGCAGGCGCAGTTCATTGCGCTGTTGCAGACCTTGGGGCCGGACACACCGGTGCTGCCGTTGATCCTGAAGGGGATCGTTGCCAACAGCTCGCTCTCCAACCGCATGGAGTTGATGGAATCGTTGACGCAAATGGCGCAGCCGAATCCAGAACAGCAGGCGATGGCGCAAATGCAGCAGCAACTGGCGATGGAAGCAGCGCAAGCGCAGATCGCGGTCAATCAAACGCAGGCCGAGCAGAACCGTGCAGAGGCTACGAAGACGCTGATCGAGGCGAGGTTAAAGCCCGTCGAGACGGAAGCGAAGATCATGTCGGCCACGACGCAGAATCTGCCGAATCAGGCGGATTTAGCCTCGCAGGAGTTCGATAAGCGAGTCAAATTGGCCGAGTTGATGCTGAAAGAAGCCGATATCAAGAACAAATCGAAGATCGTTGAGCTCCAAATGGAGACAAAACGCGAGAATTTGACCAAAGTCGAGAACGATTTCCTTGAGTCGCTCGGGGAGGAACTGAAATGAGCTTAATCCCCAATTTGGATGCGATGACGGACGAGGAAAAGCTCAAGATTCTTGAGTCGATCCAGAAATCGATCCGCGAAAGCAAGGAAATTCAGAAGAAAAAGGTCGGTGAAAACGTCCAAGCGGTGCTAACGGCGCTGCGCAAGATTGAAACGGACGTCATTGCGCGCTTTGACTCGGTGTCTAAGACGATCGAGACGCGGGTGGCCAACATCAAGGACGGCCGCGACGGGGTGGCCGGGGTGGATGGACGCCCTGGTCGTGACGGTAAGGACGGTCGACCCGGTCGGGACGGCAAGGATGGCAAGGACGGCGCGCCAGGACGCGATGGTGTGCCGGGCATGGACGGCGTATCGGTCACGAACGCGTTTTTGGACTTCGATAACAGCTTGGTGATCGAGCTGTCCAACGGTCAGCAGATCAATGCCGGCGAAGTTTTGCCGCCGGACATTGCCGAGAAGTTGAAAGTGGTGGTCAACACCAGCACTGGGGGTGTTGGTCTGCCGGAGCAGACGGGTAATGCGGGCAAATATCTGACGACAGACGGTACAAATTTGTCGTGGAACGACATTGCCGGGGGTTTGGACTACCAAGGCACGTGGAATGCCTCAACGAACACACCTACCTTGGCCTCTGGCGTGGGCACCAACGGGTACTACTACATCGTATCGGTTGCTGGCACGACGAATCTGGACGGTGTGACGGATTGGCAGCCGGGCGATTGGGCGATCTTTAACGGCACGACCTGGCAGAAGATCGATCAGAGCTGGGCAACGGCTGGCGCGAACGACAACATCACCTCGATGACGGGTGTGACAGGTGGCATCTCGTCACCGGACTTCATTCAGTTTGATACAGGCGCGACAGTCACGAACGCAGCCGGTCGACTGTACTGGGACGCTACGCAGCAGACTTTGACGGTCGGCTTGAACGCCAACATTGCTGCTGATGTTGGCCAGACCTTGTACGCCTACGCGACGAACGACGAAGCGGTGACGATCAACAAGGGTCAGCCGGTCTACATGTATTCGGCGCAAGGCGACCGGGTGTCGGTGAAGCTCGCGTACAACACGGGCGACGCGACATCGGCCAAGACGCTGGGCGTTTGCGCGGAGAACATTGCCGCCGGTCAGGCCGGCATGATTTTGTGCCAAGGTGTGCAGGATGGGCTGGATCTGAGCGCCTACACCGCAGGCGACACGCTGTACCTGGGCGCGACCGCCGGCACACTGACGAATGTGAAGCCGTATGCACCGAACCATTTGGTCTATATCGGTGTGGTTGAGCGCGCAAATGCCGGCAACGGTCGTCTGTACGTGCGCGTGCAGAATGGCTATGAGATGGATGAGCTGCACAACGTCTCGGCGCAAAACCCATCAAACGGTCAGGTATTGATTTATAACGCGTCGACCAGTCTGTGGGAGAAAAACACACTGACAGATGGTGATGGCATCACGATCACTGAAGGTGCTGGGTCGATTACGGTCACGAATGCGGGTGTGCGTACAGCGCAAGCAGGCACAGGCATTTCTGTTAGCGGCACCAACGACATCACGATCACGAACACGGGTGTTACCAGTCTGACGGGCACAACTAACGAGATTGATGTGTCGGCCAGCACGGGCAGTGTGACTTTGAGCCTGCCAGCGACGATCAATGCGGACACTACGGGTAATGCAGCGAACGTCACCGGCACCGTTGCGATTGCTAATGGTGGTACGGGACAGACGACTCAGACCGCAGCGTTTGATGCACTAGCACCGACGACCACAAAGGGTGATCTGATCGTATCCAACGGATCAGACAATATCCGCCTGGCCGTTGGCACGAACGGTTACTTGTTGACCGCCGATTCCGCAGAAGCTTCTGGCATCAAGTGGGCAGCCGCGCCGGTTAGCACGACGGTGGCTAACGATACGAGCACGAATGCATCGTACTACCCGGTGTTTTCGACAGCCACCAGCGGCACGTTTGCTACAGCCACGGTATCGAGCACCAAGCTGACGTACAACCCGTCGCTTGGCCAACTATCGGCGAGTGTACCGAGGGCAGACAACGGTATCTTTGTGAACAAGGCGACTGTATCGACGAGCTATACGATTGCGTCGGGTGATAACGGGATGTCTGCTGGAACGATTACGGTAGCCGATGGCGTTACGGTGACGATTGCTGACGGTTCGGTATGGACTGTGGTGTAAAGGATAAACATGGCAACGATACTTAAAGCGGGTAACGTAGCATCAGGCGCACAGATAACGTCGGATAGCACAGGTATCTTAGAGATCAAGACGGGTACGGGGTCTGGTACGACTGCGATCACGGTAGGTACGGATCAGGCGGTGACGTTTGCTGCGGGTACGACGGTTAGTTCATTAACGACTTCTGGGGCAGTATCTGCGGGTTCGTTGACGGTCAACAGCAACAACATCTCAGCGGTCAATAGCTTGGGTTTCCGTAACCGCATCATTAACGGTGACATGAGGATAGATCAGCGTAATGCTGGGGCGAGTGTGACTGTTAGTGTAGATAATGTATATGCGGTTGACCGTACGGGAGCTAATAAAGGTGGTTCAATTAATAACTACACCGCACAACAATCAAGTACAGCGCCAACAGGTTTTACAAAAAGTTTACTTGCCACTATGGGTACAGGCGTTTCAATCGGCTCAACCGATTACGCAATGCTTGGGCAAAAGATTGAAGGTTTTAACGTAGCAGACTTTAGTTTAGGAACAGCTAACTCTGTGGCTTTTACGCTGTCGTTTTGGGTTCGTTCAAGCGTGACAGGTACGTTTGGCGTGTCTTTTAGAAATAGCACGGCAAACGCAACTTGGTGTTCTACCTACACAATCAGCGCGGCTAATACTTGGGAATACAAAACCGTTTCCGTTGCCGCTGGTTCAATCAACTCTGGTACTTGGTTAACTGATAACGGTACTGGGATGACAGTTTACTGGGATTTGGGCGTAGGTTCGACATTTAGCGGAACCGCCAATCAACTAAACACAGGCGCAAACTATTTTGGCGTAACTGGAACAACAAAGCTGGCGGCAACTACTGGCGCAACCTTCTACATCACCGGCGTACAACTAGAAGCTGGCTCAGTAGCAACACCATTTGAGCGCAGAGATTATGGGCGTGAGTTGGCTATGTGCCAGCGGTATTTTCTTTCTTTAACCGACACCAACCAACAAAATGGTTTCGGTGCTGGCGTATGTTCTGGAACAACCAGTTTACTAGCTGTAGTTAGCTATCCTGTTTCTATGAGAGCTGTCCCAACACTAACAACAAGCGGCACGTTTCAAGTAATCTCTAGTTCAAACTTCACACCATCAGGAGTGACACTAAATGCTGGTGGCGTTACATCTTCAACGCTTTCTGCGGCAATTACTGGAGCAACAAACGGTAATGCTGGGTTTTTAAGAGGAAACGGGTCTGCTGTTGCAATTAACTTTTCTTCGGAGCTGTAACCATGTATCAGATGATTAATCAGCGGATTGTAAAACGCTTGTCTGATAACGCAAGCATCCCATTCTGTGAAGACAACACCGACTATCAAGCCTATCTAAAGTGGCTTTCCGAGGGCAACGAACCATTGCCAGCAGATGAAGGAGAATCCAATTGACAGCCTCGATTAAGGCCAATGTAGACGGAAGCGCAGCTATCCAAGTAGGCGGTGTAGACGCTATTACGCTGACATCGGCGGGTGCTGCATCGTTTGTAACGAGTCCTATGACGATTCAAGGCGGTAGTGCTGCTGCCCCGTCATTGACGTTCTCAGGCGATACCAACACGGGTGTGTTCTTCCCTGCTGCGGATACGGTGGCTATTGCTACGGGTGGCACACAAAGACTAACGGTTAATAGCGCAGGTAATACTCAGACAGTCGGGACAATCTCAGTCGGTAACGCTACACCTTCAACGTCTGGTGCTGGTATCACTTTCCCTGCTACGCAATCCGCATCGTCAGACGCAAACACGCTGGATGACTATGAGGAGGGGACTTGGACACCTATTTTTGCTGGATCTGGCGCAGACCCCACCGGAGTTACATACGCTGTCCAAAGAGGTATTTATACAAAAATTGGGAAAGTAGTAAACGTGAGTTTTTATCTTGCTTTTTCGACATACACAGGCGGGTCTGGAAGTTTTTACATTGGTGGACTTCCGTTTGCTGTAGGTCTTAATGCTGACGCGGAGGGGGCGATAAAAATTGAAAATGCAACCCTGACTGCTGGACGCACTTACGCTACTGTAGCAGCGCTAAATAACGTGGCATATTTGGCGCCATATCAAAATGGGTCAAATACAACGTGGATTACGATGACGATAGGAACAGCTTTTACGTCTAGTGCAACAATCAAATATTTTACTGGTTCAATAACTTACTTCATTTAATTATCTACACCGGATTAGTGTAGACGGAAAGGAAAACACATGATTACCAAAGAAACAGTTGTGGATCAGATCACAGTTTGCGAGAACGGCATCGTGCTATACCGTGAAGCCACTCGCATTATCGAAGACGGCAAGGTGCTGACTCAGACCTATCACCGCACTAGCCTAACACCGGGGCAAGACCTTGAAGGTCAGCCAGCTAACGTAGCTGCTATTTGCAATACGGCTTGGACTCCTGAAGTAATTTCGGCGTATCAAGCACAGCAAGCGGCTTTGGAGGCAAAGTAATGGAGATCACATTAAAGCTCAGCGTAGAAGAAGTGAATGGGATATTGCAGACGCTGGGACAACTCCCCACAAGTTCAGGGGCATGGCCTTTAGTGGTGAAGATTAAAGAGCAAGCCGAGGCGCAAGTGCCGAAAGCGGAGGACGCGTGACGCCAGAGCTGCAAAAGTATTACGAAGACAGGTTTTCCATGATGGCCACACCAGGCTGGGCGGACCTGTTGGAAGACGTTGACAAGATCATATCGACGTTGCAGGATATTTCTACCATTGATGGCGAGAAAGACTTACAATTTAAGAAAGGCGAATTGTCTATCCTGACTTGGCTGAGAAACCTTAAATCGGTCAGCGAACAAGCTTACGAGGACTTAAATGCGCAGGATGTATGAATTTCTCTGCGAAAGCGGCGAATTAATTGAAAGATTGGCAACTTTTGAGCAACAAGTAGTGAGTTGCAAGTGTGGCAAGTCAGCCCGCCGCACGATTTCTGCTCCGCACTTTAACCTTGAAGGGTGGTCTGGTCATTTTCCGACGGCGTATCATCAATTTGACCGGAAACATCGTGAAAAGTTAGAATCGGAGCGCAAAGCGAACGGATAAGCATTTTTGCCCCGTTCATGTTTAATCCTGGGAACCAAAAGATGGCAGGAAAAGGAACCACGACATGTTGATTGACAATGACCCCGAGATGCCTAGCGAGTTAGAGGCAGAGGAAGCGAAACTACCCGAAGCAGTGCCAGAGTCTAAGCCGGAGTTACCGGATCGGTACCGAAATAAGTCGCTTGAGGACATCATCAAGATGCACCAAGAGGCTGAAAAGGTGATCGGAAGGCAGGCGCAGGAAGTCGGGGAAGTGCGGAAACTGGCCGACGAGCTGATCAAGCAAAACCTTGGGGCGCGGCAAACAACTGTTGAAAAAGAAGAGCCGGAAGTAGACTTCTTTGAAGATCCTAAGACGGCAATTCACAAGACGATCGAGACGCACCCGGATGTTCTGGCCGCTCGCGAAGCAAGCGCCCAGTTCAAACTGTTGCAAACGAAGCAAAAGCTGACGCAAGCGCATCCTGACTATGAGCAGTTGATCAATAGTGAGGACTTTGTGAACTGGGTGAAATCTTCACCCGTGCGCATTGAGCTGTTTGCCAAAGCCGACGCCAAGGCGGATTTCGATTCGGCGAATGAATTGTTTAGTACCTACAAGGAACTGCGCAGTATTCGAGGTGAGCAGGTCAAGCAGCAGGCAACTGCCGCGCGCCAGCAGACCATGAAAGCCGCGCAAGTTGACAGTGGGGGTACCGGGGAGAGTTCAAAGCGGGTTTACCGACGTGCTGACCTTATTCGGCTGAAAATGACCGACCCAGCCCGGTATGACGCACTGTCTGAAGAAATCATGGCGGCGTATCAAGAGGGGCGGGTCAAGTAACCTTTTGACCTCTAGGAGCTAAACATGGCAAATACTGCTTTTTCCCCAGCAAATAGCGTTACCCCAACAACAGCAGCAACCTTTATTCCAGAGATTTGGAGTGATGAAATTGTTGCCGCCTATAAGAAGAACCTCGTTCTGGCCAACCTGGTCATGAAGATGAACTTCCGTGGCAAAAAGGGTGACACCGTCCACATCCCAGCACCGACCCGCGGCTCTGCATCGGCTAAAGTATCGACCGACGCAGTCACCCTGATCGCTGCAACCGAGTCCGAAGTCCAGGTATCGATCAACAAGCACTACGAGTACAGCCGCCTGATCGAAGACATCGTCGAAGCCCAAGCCCTGAACTCGCTGCGTCAGTTCTACACTGCCGACGCTGGTTACGCGCTGGCTCGTCAGGTGGACACCGATCTGGTTCGTCTCGGCCGTGCTTTCAACGGTGCAACCGTTGGTACTGACGACTACGCTACTAGCAACACCACCACCAAAGCCTTTATCGGCTCGGACGGCACCACCGCGTACAACAGCACCAGCACAAACGCGGCTGCCCTGACCGATGCTGCGATCCGTCGCACCATCCAGCGTCTGGATGACAACGACACGCCAATGGACGGTCGTTTCTTCATCATCCCGCCGTCGTCACGCAACACCTTGATGGGTCTGGCTCGCTACACCGAACAGGCATTTGTCGGTGACGGCAGCGCGATTCGCAACGGTGAGATCGGCAACCTGTACGGTATCCCTGTGTTCGTCACCTCCAACGCCGACTTCGGTGCTGGTAGCTCGGGCACTGACCGTATCTGCCTGATGGGCCACCGCGATTCGATGGTGCTGGTTGAGCAGATGGCGATCCGTTCGCAGACTCAGTACAAGCAGGAATACCTCGGTACCCTGTTCACGGCTGACACCCTGTACGGCGTCAAGGCTATCCGTACTGCGGCCACCACTGGCGCAGCTCTCTCGTCCTCGGCATTCGCTCTGGCTGTTCCAGCCTAATTGAACGCCCCCGGTGAAAGCCGGGGGTCTTTAACCTAATTAGGAGAACATCATGGCAAATGCTACTTCCGTGACCGTCCGTGCTGGCAATGACCAGTTCCGCGGTCTTTACACTAACACTTGGCTCGTCCGCGCGACGCTAAACGCCGACAGTTTGTCTGACGGCGCAGGCGACACCGATACCGTA